CAGGTTGCTCCCTGTGGCCCTGTTGTACTTCGCCCTGCCCTTGGCCGTCAGACCGGCCCCTCGGCTCACCGGCAGTTTCTCGCCGCGGCCGATGCTCAGGTTCGCTCTCTTAGCCATGGTGTCTCCTAGCCCCATTGGGAGGCCATTGCCTCCGCGATGCCGGGGTAAGTGATGCTTCTCAGTTTGGCCCGATTGGCCGTCTGTCCTAGTTTGTTGTTCCCGCTCGGGGTCTGGTTGGCGTACCGCCCGCCGTCCGTGTAGGGGTTGACACCACGCTTGGCCCAAGACTCGATCGGGGGACACTCGCACTCGTGGACATGGCACTTGTGGATGGTGCACAGGAACTCGTCGCAGGTCTCACAGGGCACCCAAGCGGGCCTGCGGATGATCTCTGTCGGCACCAGCGGAGGAAGGTTCTTGAGCCACAGGCAGGTCGCCTTGCTGGCATCGTCACCGAACATCCACGGGTGGATGATCTGGTCGGACGGGCGGATGCGGGTACCGATGCGTCCCTTGGGGTTCTCCAAGGCGATCTTGGGGACCGGCAGGGCAAGCATGGCCCGGACGAAGTCCAGAGCCTCCTCGGTCTTGGCCTCGCGGCCCGGCACCCGCTTGTTCCAATGGAGGCCGCTGCGGGCCAAGTAGGTACAGGGCGGGTGGCAGATTGCCAAGTCGTACCCTGACCAGTCATGGTCAAAGCAGTCCCCCTGTATATGGGGGCCGGGTGACTCGGTTGGCAGTAGGTCACAGGAGATGGCGTCGTGACCACGCCTGATGAAGGCGTCCCGGACAGTACCGCTGAATTCGCAGAGAATGGCTACTCGCATGGTTAGTCCGTGCAGGCCCCGCAGGCGATGTCCTCGCCGGGACCGGTGTACAGTTGTCCTTGGATCGTCACTTGGTGCATCATCTGGCCGTATGACGGGAAGTCCTTGCGGAACTTGGCCCCGCCCATGCGCTCCTCCATGTCCACCCACCATTGCATCCTGCGGGGGTCCTCGGACATCAGACGCTCGATCGTCCTGCGGGTCTTCAGGAAGCACCCGTAGCAGTTGCCCGAGGAGTTGTCCCCCGGGGGGAACCCGAGGTCGAACGGGTGGGCGGACCAGAAGGCATTGACCTCCTCGACGGTAACCCCGGCCCGGGCAAGGGGACAGACCTTGATCTCGTCCAGATGGTCCTTGATCTTGGCGACCCTGCGGGGCTCGTCGGCACGGATGCCGATCATGGTGGTCCACCCGTCCTTCCACCCGAGGATGCGCTTGGCGTACCTTCGGATGGCCAGCACCTTCATCTCCGAGGTGCAGAAGCGGGCCAGCGGGTTGGGCAGGAACTTCCGGCGGGCTACTAGGGACTCAAAGACCTTGCCGTCCCGGTCTGCCTCGTGGGGCATGACTCGCCTGACCAAGGGCTTCTCGGGGATGTACTCGACCCAATGGACGGGGACATTCCACCGGTCCATGATGGTCTGGACGAAGGTGTATGTGGCGGGATGCTCCCGGCCGGTGTTGGCGAAGACCGGGATGACATCGTCAGGCAGGGTGCCCCCGTGGGCACGGATGACCTGATGCAGAAGGTAACCGCTGGTCCTGCCCCCGGAGAACGACACGATGGCGGGGCGGATCGGTAGGAAATGATCTCGCATGATCGGGATTATACAGGGCCGGGGCCATGCGAGGATTCCCATCACCCGCATTGCGGGGTAATCCCCGCATCTTATTTGTGCCCGAGGGGTCGGCTCCGAGTTATCCTGAGGCTCAGCATTATCGGTTGTCCCGGTGCTGGCCTCTCGGAGCCGGGCGGCTCAGCAACTGCGGTTTATTCCCCGCTGCTGGCCGCCGTGGTGGGCGGGAGGTTAGATCAATGGCTGTCCCGGCAAAAGGCTCCACCGGTTTTACCCGATGGAGCCCGTAGGAGAATCGATGACGGGTGAAGTATATGCTTCACCATGCCCGGTACCAGCGTCCCTAGAGGGATTTCCGGTAACCGAGTTTCCAAAGTGCCTCGGAGATGGCGTTGGCGGTCATGTGGACCGCCTCCTCGTCAAGGTCCCACAGGGCGGCGTGCAGGACCTCGTGGATGATGGAATCCATGGTGTCCTGCTCGTCGTGACCTAGAGCGATCTTGATCGTTCGGTTGGACTTGTCGCACAGCCCCTCTGCTGCCCCCAAGAAGGGGACGAAGCGGATCCGCCACTTCTGTCCCCGGATCTTCAAGATGCGGTCACCTTTGGCCATGTGGCCCCCTACTTGACAATGTTGTTCTGCTCTACGGTCATGTATTTGATTTAACCAAAGGTGTAAAGCGTGAAGGTTCGTTCGCCAGAGAAAGTGTTGATAATTTGAACCTCGTTGTCCCCGCTCGGGTTTCTTCCGATGTTCAACTTATTAGCAGTGGTTCCCGGAGCACCGCTTGCAACAATTGCTGCATTGCTATTAGCCCATCCGGTCACAATGGTTCCGGGGCCACTACCGCTGAAACTAAACATGGCATTGACAGAACCACCAATACTGCTACCAATGATCAAGAAGGTAGCGCCGTCGATGTTTCCATACCTGCGCGGGAATGTGTGAGTCGCACCGTTTGCCACCCTTGCCGTTTGAATTGAAAGTGCCCCGTAAGTACTGCCGTCTACAGGGTTTGATGGAGCGAAGCCATCCATCCGAGCAAGGAAGGACGTAACAGATGCGCCTTGCTTAGAAGCAAGCAGACCAATTCCTTGGTTGTTCATGGCAGTGATTTGGGCTGGATAAGTAGGCAACCCTGTAGATCCATTAACCAAATGCGCAACGTCTGTCCCGCTTGCATTTGTGTTGCCAATACAGGTAATGAAATTGCTTTCAAATACTGGTCCTGAACCAGTCATCATTAGGCTTCGTGACATTTTGCTGGCATGATTGTCACTTACGTTGACATACGTTTTGCCTTCATTAGCAATACGCAATCCAAGAACTGCAAAATCTTGAACCGTTCCGCCAAGCACCCGGTTTCCCTTAATGCTCATAAAACTCGGCTGGGCGTTTGCACCAGTCATTTGCGCGGCTGCATCTTCTGACAGATCGCATAGATTTGCGAGAATCCCTACGGCCTCGGTCACATTGTTGTAAACCGTATTGTTCTCAATGATGATGCTTCTTGGCCTTGGTCCGTTGGCGTCTGATCCCATGAAACTGGACATACAACAACTTCCAATTGCTCCGGCAGTTCCATTGGCGTTGAACGGATTTACGTTTCCGGGCGCTGGGTCGTAATGCCAAGTGTTGCCTGTAATCGTTGACGACACTCCTTGGGCATCAACAAGCCCGCCAATTGTGAGGGTAGAGTTTCCGCAGGGTCTAATTCCAAATCGGAATGTGTTGTTTGAAACAGTTACTTCATCAAGTTGCAACTTGATGGAACGGCCCTTGCAGTTTACGAACGTGTTGTTTGTAATGATTGCTTTGCATGGGGTGTACGAACCTGTCGTACTAAACCCACCAAAGACTGACATCCCATCGGTGTCGAAGTTGAAATTGCTTGCAAGTGCGCCCACCTCGTCGTTGAGAATATTCTGAACCAAACATCCGGACACATAAATATTCTCAGCAAAATGAACACCGCTCTTAGCGATAAAGATTCCTAGAGTAGATGAGTTCCCGGGATTTGCAGTACCCACTGCTCGACTATTGTTTTGCACCGTGCAGTTGGTGACAGCAACCTTCTTAAATCCACCACTTACAAATAGACCACCATTGCTTGCCCAGTCAGTCCCCGAAGATCCTCCAAGGCTTGCAGTTGTCTTGTAGGAATTTTCAAAAGTGCAATTATCAATGGTGACAATGTTTGTTCCTGCTGCTCCGAACTGCTCTACCCTTAGACCAACCCATGCTTTTTGGTTTTGGTTGAAAGTTATGCCGGATATGCTGAAATTAAATCCGGCGCAGAAGAAGTACATCATGTACACAATCTCAGTTGATCTTGTGCATCTGATTGTTGCTTGATCCCCCCAAATATTGAGACTACGAGTTAGGGTTTTTCGGGGAACTTGACTCGTGTTCAAAGTGGGGTCTAGAGAAGAGGACATGGCGTAAACGCCTGCCGGGAAATACAGATTCCCACTACCAGCAAGGGCTGCATCAATCGCAGTATTGATTGCTGCCGTATCATCAGTCACGCCATCGCCCACCGCACCGAAGTCCTTGACGCTAACAATTTCGGCAAGTTTGGAATCAACGGTCCGGGTAATTGCGCCTAGACCGGGAGCGGTGATGCCTCCACTATAACTCGTGGAAGTCCACACAGTCCCCGTGCCCACCTTGAACTTTCCGGTATCGGTTTCGTAACAGATTTCCCCCGTCAGCAGTGTTGGGTTGTTTGCAGTCCAGTTTGCGGCCGTGTCTCGCCGAATGCAGATGTTTGCGTTAATAGTTGCCATTTTGCTTCCCTTGGGTTACGAGGAACCGCCTTGAAGTATGTGTTGATAAACGGTTGCAGTTGAAGATGAGACACCAGTAAGAACATAAATGTAAGTTCCACCGGCGGCACCCAGTCCCGTGTACGTTGTCGTGAACTGTTCCAAGGAGAAGTATCTGGAATAGAACATCCAAAAACGTCGCTTTGAGTTCCCGCGGTCAAGCATTACTTGTCCCCCTTGGTTCGATTCTCACGGCGGGACACCACCCTCAGGTTCTTCCTATGGTTTGTCCCGCCCTTGCTCAGCGGCTTGATGTGGTCAACCTCCTTGCCGTCACCCTTGCGAGCCCTGCCATCCTTGATGGCGAGCCTGCGGGCACCGTTGCGCTTGGACCTGTTACGGATCTGCTCAGCCTTCCCGTGGTACTCACGGTATTCCTTAGCGTAATCCCTAGCAGGCATGGAGATTCACCTATACATCCTTCCTTACTTGTCTTATTTATCTAGGATCAACTCTAGAGTTTTCTCTATAGGTTCCTTAGAGTTAGCCATCCTACATCCATGTGGAATGTCTCGGGGAATACCCGACGACATTCTTGAGAAATTTCTTGAGTTCTTTATCCAAGATGGCCGTCTTCCTGACCGACATCTTCTTGTCGGCATCCTGAGCCATCTTCTCGGACCAATAACCAACACCCATGGCCAGCGCGTCTAGGCGGTCGTCATGGGCCAAGGCCCCTCTGGCTCGGGTCACCCGGCTGAGTTGGTACATCAGTTGGTACTGGAGGGCTTTCTCGGGGGGCATATCCCGGGTCGAGGTCATGTCGTGACGGATGACTCCGGTGTCGATCACCAGACGGTGCTGGTTCAGCACGGGCTCAAGCGTGTCGATGATGCGTCGTTCCTTCTGGATCGAGTGCTTTACTTCCTCGATCATGCAGGGATGGACCTTCGCCAAGACGGGCTTCAGCAGTTCGGTGAACATACCGTCGCCGAAGTTCGCCTCAACGATGATGTGGTTCACCTTCTGCCGCTTCGCGATCTCCGCCAGCAGGCCCAAGGTCTGCGGGGAGTACCCTCCGGGGATGCCACCTGCGGCCGTCACATACAGCGTCCCGTTGAGCATCTTTACAACCGCGTAGGCCGTCTCGTCCGCGCCTCTGCCGCTCGGGTCGATGGCCATGACGCTGCCGTTGTACGCGATCCAGTCCCCCACGATTGACATGGGCCGGTGGTACCGGTCCCCGTTGAATCCCACGCAACTGAGTTCCTTGTGTGCGAGGTCGGTCATGGCACCCCAAACGATCTTCTCGGGGGCCAGTTCAGGATTGCAGTCCATCACCACCAGATCGTTGATCTTGAGCGGGAACCGGTCAGCATCGCTCAGGGAGGTATCCAGCATGAACTGTAGGGCGAAGCCGGAGCGGCCCCAAGACAGTTCACGCTCGATCAGTTCGTCCTCATCGAATCGATCCGGATCGGTCGGCTTGCCTGACGGGAGGTCGCGGAGACTGGGCGCGAGCCGGTCGCCATAGGCGATCTTCTGCTTCTCGTCTGGCCCTCGGGCGGGCCACACCCGGATCTCGTAGCCGCGGTCCGGCAGCAGGTTGTAGATCGAGTTCTCGGACTGCGGGGTACCCAAGTAGATGATGCGACCGCCCGGCTTGATGACGGCATCAAACTCCTTGATCGTCTCCGACAGTTTCTCCCGCATGACCTGCGTCATCGAGTTATTGGTCACCTCGATGTCGTCGGCGATAATCAGGTCGGCGCGGGAGCCGGTGATCTGCGAGGTGATTCCCTTGGATGTGACCGAGGGGGCGTGCTGCGCCGGTGCCGGGCCGACATCGAAGGAGACCTTGGAGTACCGCTGGTTCTCCTTGGGCCTGAGATGGGCCAGCACCGGCATGTCCTCGATGAGCCGGAGCGTGAAGGTGCTGAAATCGTCAGCCCGTTGCTTAGACGCGCTGACGACGAGGATGTTCTTCGTGGGGTCCAACAGCAGTTGGTGGCACACGAAGGCCGATGTGACATACGACTTGCCCACGCCGCGGAATGCTTCGACTACGCACCGGCGCGGGCCGGATTGCAGGTACCGGGCAATGTCGTACTGCATCGGGGTCGGCTTGGGAAGCCCTAGGTGCTTCCAAGCCATGTGCAGGAAGTTGCGGAAGTCCTTGAGCCGTGGGTCAAGTTCCATACTTGGGTTCGTCCTCGGCGGGGTCGAACGGCAGGGCCTCGTGCAACTTCAGGATCGGCTGGCCTTCCTTGGCCGCAGCGTCGATGCCGTTGTCCTTGAGCAACTGCCGGGCAACTCCTAGGTCTGCCGCGGTGGCCTCCCCGGCCGCAATGCGGTCGAGAAGGGTTCGCACCAAGGCGTTGTGCAGGTCCTGTAGGAGTTTCTTTTCCATGTCAGTCTCCAAGCCATGCACTGACCGAGGCAGTGCCGGTGATGACAGCGCGCATCTGCGGAAACAGGGGAACCGTAAAGTAACCACTGACAGCAGCCACGGTGTCACCCGCGGGATTCAGGGCGACATCAAACCACGGGGCAGCGGAACTGAGACGTCCCTGCAAAACAACGTTGGGGCTGCCGCTGTGAACTTGAACCTGAAAGATGCCGTCCTCATTGGAAATCATCTTTGGTTCGACAATACCAGAAGTAGCGGCTCCAGACGTAGTGAAAAGACGGGTAACTCGCATGATGTGTTTCCTTAGTTCTTAATAACAAAGTTGACAAGTGCCGAGGCGGCAGCGCCGACGATGGCGGCTCCGCCCATAATAAACGATCGAGAACTTTCAAGCGTTCTGATTCTCTCGTCGTGGCCCTTAAGTTGCTCCTCTTGAGACTTCTGGAGAGCAAGCAGCGAGTCCACCTTGCCTTCAAGACGGCCCAACGCCAAGAACAGATTTTCGTCGTGGGTGGTCATGGCTCAGGTCATCCGGATGAGGGTCATGGCGATTCGGGCGTAGGTACCCTCACGAACGCCATTGACGATTGTCGCAGCCACAACCGGGCCGATGCCTCCGGTAACCGCGGTTGCCTGACCAAGCCCGTCCGTGTGGCTTCCAGTTGTCCAAAAAGTAGGACTTCCGCCCTCGTTACGCCAGAACTTGAAGTCCGCCCCGGCAGCCACCGTATACAAACCATCTGAATAAGCCACGCTGCTGGTGAACGGATCTTGAGCGGCAAACTCGTTGTACTTGTTGGGAGATTTCCACGGAGTTTCCCACGGGTTTGGGGCCTGAGGACTCAGCCCAGCCCATGGAGATTTGTTAGCAACCCAATCGAAATGCGCCTGATAAATCCTAATACGAATCGCGGCACCGGTAGAGTTGAACACGCTGAACCAATGAGGTCCGGTGGCAGTCCCGTCGAACGGTCCGACAATTCCGTCAACAACGCACAACCGCCTGACGGGAAGAACACTCAAGTTCAGTCTCAGTTGGGAGGTGTTTCCGCCTGTTGCAAGGTTTGTAACGATGTTACTGGTGTTGCTGTACGACCCTGAGGAATAGGTGCTTGTGTACACCTGAGGATCGGGATTCAAGAAGGTGATGTCGCAATAGTTCTTGGTCGCCGCATCCTGAGCATCTGTGGGATTCAGGACATTGATGATCTTCTGACTGTTCATCGACACCGAGGCGGTCGGGGCAGCCATCTGGTCGAGTCGGCTGGTCCGGACCTGCGTATCGAAGTTACTGATCTTGGATGCAAGAAGGCTCGGGATGTCAACGTCAACGAGGGCCCGCAGCGCGACAGTTCCAGAAGTACCGTTGGGGGTGGCAAAGACGAGGTTTGCCGCGCCGGAGACAGATCCAAAGGCAGCCGCATCGACATAGGCCTTGGTGGCCGCGTCCGTTGCGACGGTAGGAGTCGAAAGATTCGTGATCTTCTTGCTGATCGCGTCCCAATTGGTGAGGTTGCTGTTGAGGCGCAGGCAGAACTCCTTGGCCTCGTCAAGCCCCTCCTGAACGAGGTACAGCAACTGGAGGGCCGAGTTGTCCAGATCGGCAGCGGTCAGGATCGATCCATCATCGAAGTCAACCTCGCGGTCGGCCTTGAGGGCCGCCGTGAACCGGCGAATCAGGACCACATCACCAGCCGTGCGGCCAGAGATGAACTGGATGTTGGACGTGGCCGTGTTGATCGTGTACACGCCGGAAGTGGACTGGAGAGTCCCATTGACGTACACCCGAAGATCGGCTGTGGTGACGAAGCCGTCGATCTGCGAGAACGAGAAGTTCTGCTGACCTGCGGTTGCCGTATGGAGTTGGAACGAGTATGGCATTGTTTACCTGTTGATGAGGTCGAAGAGTTCCTGCGCGCTGCGGCCCATACGCAGGGCCTTCTTGTTGGCGAAGTCGAGGCGGTCGGCCCTAGTGAGTTCAGGAGATTCCTTGAGCAACTGCGCATAGGCGGCCGCTCGGTAGTCCGAGATGATTCCGCGCAGGACGCGAACTCGCGGGGAGTCGTACTCCTGCGTGGTTGACGGACTGAGTTTCTGGTAATCCTTCGACTTGATCGTCGTGGCCAAGGCCTGTCGAAGGGTCTTGCCACGAACCCGAACGCTTCCGTGCAGTTCCAGCCACCGGTCATAGGCCTGCTGGCCGCGGAAGGTCTTGAACTGCGTCAGGTCCAGCGCGCCCTTCATTGCCTTGGGCGGGGTGAAGCCGTGACCGAGAAGCCCGAACTCCTGAAGGATCAGGTCGTCGCTGACCTGCGAATAGATCACGGGGCTGAAGATATCCGGACCGACAGCCTTGGGCTTCTCCATGACCTCCCCGAGGATGTTCCGCTGCGGGGTGACCTCCTCGGCAAGGAACGGGATCTTGGAATAGATCGCGTCGATCATGTTGCGGGCATCGCGCAGGACGGGGTCGTCGGCCACGGTGGACTTGGACTGGTCGAGGGCTGCGCTGAACGGCACCAGTCCGGAGACATACTGATTGACCAGCGTCGGTCCGAACTGCTCCGGGTTGGAGATCGCGTTCGTGACATTGGTGATGCCGGTCAGGTAGGTCTTGTTGGTGATGTTGCGGGCCAGCGCGAGAACGATCGTGTAGATCGTGCTGGACATGGCATCCATGTGCCGATCGTCGGCGAACTTCAGGCCCTCGGCCGTGTCGGCCACGAGGCCGATGATGGACGCGAACGGGTCCTCTCGCTTGTACGAGAAGTACTTGTCCCCGATCTTGATGGAGTAGGGCTGCCAGCCCGCCTGCATCAGGGTATCGCGTTCGCCCTTGTTCTTCGGCCCGCCGCCCGTGATCTTACCGGACAGGGCCGCCGTGGCCACGACCGAGGTAAGAGCGAAGGAGAACGCGAGACGGCCAGCGGCATCGGCCCGGATGGCCGCATCCGCGTGGTTGAGTTCGCGGTTGAAGTCCCGGAATGCCTTGGGGGCATCCGAATAGGCCGTCTTGAAGATGCTGCGGTCGAGGGTGAAGTTCAGCAGGTTGGTGGGGGTGCGGATGAACGGGAGCAGGAACCGGATGGCCGGATGCTCGTTGGCCACCTGCTGCATACGGGACGCAAGGCGGGTGGTAATCATCGCGTTGGGATCGTTCGTCAGCGGGGTGCTGAAGGTAGCGGCCCGGGCGTTGTCGAGGGCCCGGTTGCTCATCACTCCGAGGCGGGAATCCCAATTCTTCTGCTTGCCCATGTACTTGCCGACGAACGCCCCGCGCTCCGTGGCGGCGATCGTTCCGGCTGCGATGGCCTCGTCGGCAGCCTTATAGGCACGCTGCAAGACCACCTCGCGGGCATACATCTGGCCGTCCTGAATGGCCCGGTTGAAGGTCTCGTTGGCGTACCGCGAGGCAGCCATGGTGTCGCCCCTGAACTTCTGGAGGCCGTCCACATACAGTTCGCTCATGAACGATGCCCGGTAGTTCAACTGCTTGAAGAACTCGTCTTCGGCGGTCAGGAACCGGGTCGGCAGGTTCAGTGTCGTGCCAATCCAGTTGGCGGCCTGCCCGAAGATGCTGTCCTCGGCCATTCCAAGGCCCTTCGCGGAGATTGCCCGGGCGTTGCCGGTCTCCCGAGTGGCGATGGTGTCCAGCACATTGGAGTCCATCTTGAGGGCAACCCCGGCCATCTTGACGGAGTCGTGGGCCTGCTGGAGCAGGAACGAGTACTGCTTGATGGCAATGCCTGCCGTCTTCATGTCTCCACGGATGCTTGCACCGAGGATTCGCTCAAAGGGCAGGTACAGGGTGGTCAGCAGGTTGGCCGAGTTATTGACCGCATGGGTGATCGGTCCCGACAGGATGTTGTTCATCCAGAACTCAACCAGAGCCGACATCCACTTCTGCTGGCCACGGGCCATGCGCAGGACGGCCTCGTCGCCACCACCGGCAGCCGCAGCGAGGTACCGGTTCATGGAGGTGCGGACGGCATCCGCGCCACCGGCCTGATCGATGAGGCGGGTCATGATCTCGTCCATGGCCTCGGGGGTCAGTCCGGAGGGGGCCGTAGGAACGGTCACAGGGGCTTCAGGAGCCTTCGGGAGCGTTCCCGGGACCGCAGAGGTGGGGACGGCGTCCGGCGGCTCCACGGGCATCCTAGGGGCTTCCGTGGGGATCGCTCCCGGGGCCATGGGGGCTTCCGTGGGGATCGCGCCCGGGGAGGGTACAGCAGAGCCCGGGGGTGGTACCGCTGCTCCGGGGCTGATGGCCTCCCCGGGCTTGAACGAGGGCAGGAAGGTGAAGGACTTCTCCGGGGTGGGGACATACCGGAGAGCCCCGAGGCTGCGGGCAACCTCACGGGACCGTTCCTTGATGGTCTGGAGAACGATCGTCAGGGATCGCTCACCGACCAAGAACTCGTACATCTCCTCCTTGGAGGCCGAACTTCCCTTCTTGGACAGTTCATGCAGGCGGTTACCGGCGTTGGCCGCGAACTTGCGCAGGCCCGTAAGTTCACGGGTGGCGCGCTCGATCTGCCAGCGGCTGGTCGTGCCCTCGTTCAGCATCCGCTGGAGGTCCAGACCTTCCATGCCGGAGATGGCCCGGAGTTCGTCGGCCGTGGTCTGGGCTGCGCGGGCGACCTCCGAGATCGACCGCTGAGCCTCGGGCATGGTGGAAGCCAGCGGCTCCCGGGCGATGAAATCATCGATCGTGCGGTTAACCTCGTCCACGCTGCTGAACCGCTCAAGGTTGAGTTCCTTCTCCGGAGGCTTGCCGAGACCGGCCGAGCCGGGAGACGGGGTAGTGCTTCGCAGGACGGGGGCTCCGGCAGCCACGGCCGCACCGGCCCGGTCGAAGCCGGGGCCTCGCTCCAGCAGGTTGGAGAAGACCTTCTCCATGTCCTTGGAGACCTTGACATCGACGGGGCTGCCCTTGATCTCGCGGTACAGGCCGATCAGCCAATCCGACATCTTGCGGAACAGGCCCTCAAGCCCGGCGGGGGCTTCCCCGGTCCGCAGGTAGGAGTTGAAGCCAGCGGCGAACCGCTCCTCCGCGTCCACGGACCAAGTCCACTTGCCGTCCACCTCGGTAGCCCCGGACCATCGGGCGGCGGTGTCGATGTCGGCATCGGAGATACCGAAGCGGACATCGGCTGCGATGTCCTTGTCGAACAACTGCCTGCGGGCGACATGGGTGATCTCCTCGATGGCCGTGGAGACATCCGGGTTGCTCAGGCCGCCGATGATGGACTTACCGTCATCGGCGAAGGCGGCGAAGCCTCGGACCTCAGTTTCGGTGGACTGCTCAAGGAACTTGGGAGTAGTGCTGTAAATCTTCTTGATGAACTTCCGCGCATCTGGACCAAGGCGGCTGAGGTTTACCCCACTAGACTTCAGGTAGTCATCGAGAAGGATCTTCACCTCGGCCTTGTCGGCCTGAACTTCGCTCTTGCGGACCGCAGTAGACAGCCCCTCCTGCTCTCGCCAGTAGTCCCCGGCAATGGTCATCATGTCATTGATGACCGTTCGATCGAACTCAGAAGTAATCATCCGAGGATCTGTCGGAACGCCGATGGACTCATCCCATTCTCGGACAGCAGGCTTGACAGCCCGCTCTTGATACAGGAACTTGCTGGCCTCGCCGTACTTGGCGTTCTTGGCAAACACGGCGTTGCCGATCTGCACGACCTCGTCTGCCGCCGTGATCGGGCGCATGGTCTCGCGGTCGTAGAAGTAGGAGTGACGCTCAAGGTCCACGCCCACCTGCCGCCACTCGGTCGGGTTGGACATGGCCTCGTCGGCGAGTGCCTTGGCCTGAGCCGCGTCCATGGGCTTCCACTTGCCCTTGATGGTGGCGATGCTGTCCCGGGCCTTGCCAGCGGCGACAGACAGGGCGGCCTTTTCCTGAGTTCCGAACCGGGCATCGGTGATGACCGCGGTGCTTTCGTAACCGATCGACTTGCCAGCCGAGAAGCCGGACTGGGACTCATGGACGGAGACGACCCACACGCCGTTGTCCCGGTAGGCCGGGATGTCGAGCCGGATGCCGACCTCGTCGCCCTCCTTGAGGGAAGTCGAGGGGACACCGTAGCGGGGAGCCTTATCGGAACTGAGGGCAGCCCGGGCCTGATCGGGGCCAAGAACGGCCGGGACCTCGGTGAGCGGGCGGACGGGCTTGTACTTGTCAACGATCGCCGCGTAGTCCTCGCGGGTGATCTTGCCTTCCTTGAGTTGCTGAGCGGCCTCCTGAAGTTCGGGCACGCGCTCGGCGAACTTCTTACCCTGCTGCATCAGCACGGCCTCGGTACCAGCAGCCGTCTCGTAGACGACCCGGGCTTCCTCACCGGAAACGATCTTGATCTTCTTTCGGTCAAGACCCATCCGATCGATCAGGATGTTCGTGGCCTCTGCCTGCTCATCGGTAAGGTTGAAGGCGGTCTTGACCAGTTCGCGCTGCTCACCACGGATCTTGATCGCCTCGGCGGCCAAGGCCTCGTTGACATCGAGCCCGTTGGACTTGGCGAAGTAACCGGCCTTGTACATCCGGAAGGCGTTGAACAGACCCTCGGTCAGACCGCCGATTACCAGACCCTCGATGGCGTTCTTGAGACGGCCCTCGATCTCGCTGTCGTTCTCGTCCGCCGCGAGGTACGCGGTGAACGGGTCGGTCAGCCCGGCGTGTTCCCGGAGCAGGTTGCTCAGGCGGGCCTCGTGGCCGTCGAAGGTGCCGAAGTCGGCGATTGCTCCGCCCACGGATCCCTTGATGAACGCCTGCGTGCCCTTCAGGGCGGCGGCCTTCTTGGTCTTACCGGCGACCTTGGCGACATCGATCGCCGTGTCCATGGCCTTGGTCAACTGGCCGATCTTTCCGACCTTGCCCAACTTACCGGCGATGCCGACCCCGGGGATGAACCCGGTCAGGAAGTTGGTGACTCCCTCGGTGACCCCTCCGGCCATGGTCTTGGAGGGCTCCATGAGACCGAAGTAGTCCGGGACATCGTAGCCGAACGCCATGGTGCCGAGATCGGCGACATCGGAGGCTGCGCCTAGGATGCCACGGGGAACTGCCTTGGCGATGTCCTCGGCGTAGTAGCCGATGCCCTTTGACTCCTCCTCGGGAGGCTGGACCGGCTCCTGCTGAGGAGCAGGAAACGCGTCCTTCTTGGGTGCCTTGGAATGCAGATTTCCGTAGAACTCATCTCCAAGAGATGTGAATTGGCTCATGTGTTACTTTCAGATTGGCTTTCGGACCGCGAGCAGGTAGGTCTGGCGGTCTCGGAACTGGTTGAATGTCATCCCGCTCATCTTGAGCCCGTATTCGGCGATGTAGCCAGAACGGCCGTTGCTGTTAGTGTACTCCTCGACAGCCTTGGTAAGTTCGTCGGCAGAACGGAAGAACAGGAACTCGTTCGCATCCAATTCATCCTTACCGATACGGACACCTTCCTCGGTCTTTCCGCTTCTGACCTCTTCCGGCGTGTATCCAATGATCGCCTTTGCCGTCCAGTACTTATTGGAGATCAGCGGATTCTTCGCGTAGACAACGCCATTTTCTACGACCTCGCCGGAAGCAAGCGGCTCACGCCGCTGCATCCTGACGGGGGTATACACACCATCTTCCTGAATCCTGAAGATCGGACTGTCCTTGGACCTTCGCTTGAGATCAGTAATGAGATCCGTATCCATGACTGACTTTGGATTGAAGAACCCCTTATCCACGGTAACCGAACGCATTTCCACAAGCATGTCCTTGGCCGACTGCTCAAGAATGCCCTTGGCCTTATTATGGGCCGTGCGGTTTTCCGGGGTAGCGTTGGCCGGGTTCTGCATCATCTCGGAGAAGATCTTCGTAGCAGCCTTGCTCTGGTCGAACATATCTGCCTCAAACTTGAAGGTAGCACCCTCCGGCGAGACCCCACCGAGCATGGAGTTCGGGTTTTCGCGGATTGCGCCCTTTCCGTCTAGCGTAATCCCACGAGAGATGTCCAGCGGGCTGGTCATGGCCCCCGTGGGGCCTGCCTGCGCGGAGATATCGGTGGCAACGCTCATCTGGTCCATGGCGGTCCGGGACTTGATGATGTTGACAAGATCCTGAGGAAGTCCGAGAGAGTCTGGGTTGAGGCGGATGTCCTGATACATTCGATCCTGAATATCAGGAATGCGGCCGTACAGGGACCGCTTGCGCTGCTCAAGGGTCATCGGAGGCTGACCCGGGGCCGCCGCGATGCCTTCCCATTCGTCACGAAGACGATCCAGCATGATCGCGCTGACCCGGCGGCTGAGACGCGCTGCGTCCATACTCGGGCGGCTCGGGCCTTGTGCGCTCATGCCTTCGGCGGCAGCATTCAACCCCAAATCGGCAAGCACCAGTTCCATGAACTGATCGATTTCGGCGGAATAGGCAGGACCGACAGTAGCATCGAAGGATTCGGTCAGGTTGAACTGCTCCAGACGACTCTGGTAGGTTCCCCGCAGTTGGGTCTGCTTCTCGCGGACAAGCCGGTCCAAGATCTGGGACTGTGCCATTGACCGCTCGATCTCATCCGGATACTTCTGCTTGAAGGCTCCAGTATTGATCTCAGCGAAGAAGGCATCCATAACATCAATAGCAGCACGGTCTCCGATTGCTGACAACTCTGCTCGCCCGTCCATCGCAATCTGCTGCTCAGTCATTCCGGCCCAACCAACACCGGAGATCGAGTTCACGGCAGCCATCATTCTCTGACGATCAACCTCCTGAAGACCGTTCATGGACCGATTGATCGTTGTCGCCCGCTCGTACATGGGGAAGTCAATCAATCCCATTTGCAAGAGATAATCGGCCCGAGCCGTGAATTCGGCCCTCGGCATGATTCTCGCGTCCTTGAGAACCGTATTTACAGAAGAGGTATCAATCCTCTCTTCGCGCTTGGTCTTGTTGCTCATCTGGTCGATCATGCCGCGGGTCCAATCGACTCCGCGTGCCTTGACCGCTGCCTTGATGTTATCCGGCACATTCATTCCGGAGAGTTCGCGATCAACGAGTTCCCCGATCTGGGTCTCGTCCAGATTGATATTAGGACCCTTCTTGCGCTCTTCCTGAAGAACAACGAGGACCTTGTCCTTGAGTTCAAGAGAGGACATCTGTTTCAACGCCTCGGTGTCCCGAGCCTCGTTCAGTTCAGCCTCCCGAGACCGCTCGTACAACTGGTCGAATACCTGCTGTAGTTCGGGCCGGTAGCGGTTGCCCAAGGTACGCTCCCCGACCTTCTCATTGAGGGGGTGTCGAATAAGTGCGAGGGCTCGGTCAAAGTCTCCTTCCGCTGCCGCACCGCGGGCTGCCGCTATCACGGTATCCACCATGATCT